ACGCGCGCATCACTAATACGGACTCTGGTAGCAGTACCGGGCTTCTGCTTGGTCTCAACGGAAACGAAGAGGGCGTGATCCGCGTTGAGGTCAACAAGCCGCTCTACATCGACACAAACAACACCACACGCCTCACCATCTCCTCCACCGGCACCGCCACGTTCGCGGGGCAAGTCCTCGTCACCGCAGGCAGCGTGTCAGCGTGCAGCGTGGCACCGAGCGGAGATCCGAATACGGGGGTGTACTTCCCGGCGGCGAACGTCGCGGCGGTGGTGACGGATGGAGTTGAGCGGGTGCGGGTGGATGCGTCTGGGAATGTGGGGATTGGGACGCAGACGACGGCAGATCGACTAAATGTTGTTGGCGTTACGTCTCTATATCAGTCAGCCAACGGAACGCCAGCGTTAGGTGCGAAAACATACTATCCGCTCACAATTGAAAACTTTTCGGCCGGTTACGGATTAGGGATCGGCGGCGTCAATACCAGCACTGGCGGAACGTACATACAGTGCCAGTCGTTCGGATCGTCGCTTGCGTATCCAATATATATGCAGGCACTGGGCGGCGAAGTCCTCATCGGCACCACCGCCGACAATGGCGCATACGCACTCCAAGTCAACTCGCAGATTTACGCTACCAACGCGACAGTCGCGACCTCCGACGCACGGTTCAAGACCAACGTCGAAGCGCTGACCGACGCCACCAGCGTCATCGAATCGCTGCGGCCCGTCGCGTTTGACTTCATCCCGCAGACAGACCGCAACTTTGCCACCGATCGTCAGGTCGGACTGATCGCCCAAGAGGCTCAGGCGGCGCTCGCTGGCATCGACTACGCCGACAGCGTCGTCGCACGTTGTGGCGACCATCTTGGGCTGGCCTACGAGAAACTGGTGCCGGTGTTGATCAAGGCACTCCAAGAGAGCAACGCACGCATCGCCGCACTAGAGGAGAGGATCAATGGCTGACATTCCCACACTGTACGCCGCCGAGCCGCTGTCTTACGCGGCCACGTACGACCGCCTGTGGGTCCGTGAGATCGTCGTCTCCAGTGTCACAGGCGGCGAAGCCGAAGCCCGCGTGACGCTGGTGCGATTCCGCACCACCGCAGACGGCGTGGAGGAGGCACCCGCCGAGCCGGTCCGGCTGCACGTTCGCGACCTGCTCGCGGGAGCGGAGGCCGACGCGGACCTCGCGGCGGCGGTTGGGGCGCTCATGGCGTATGTCGCGAAGGTCGGCGTCGAGCAGGGCGTCATCGCGGCGGGCGAGTGAATGGTCGTCCTGTCGTCGATCCTGCGTCGCGAAGAACCGCAACGCGAGCGACGCGAGCGTGTGCCGCTACCCGGCGAGCTCGCCGTCGTATGCGTCTTCTGGAATCCTGCCGGGTGGCGATCGCTGCGGCGGAACTACCTTCGATTCCTCCACGAGATGAAGTGGTGGGGCGTGCCGACGTTCAATGTCGAGCTCGCCTACGAAGGGCAGGACTACACGTGCGACGACGCGTGGCTCAAGGTGAGAGGCGGCGACCGGAACGTGCTCTGGCAGAAAGAGCGGCTCATCAATCTCGCCGTCGAACGCCTGCCCGACCGCTTCGACAAGGTGGCATGGATCGACGCCGACATGGTGTTCCTCGACCACCAGTGGCCCGAGCGGCTGTGCCGCACGCTCGAAGAGTGGCCGGTCGTGCAGTGCTGGAACGAGTGGCACTGCGCCGGGCCAGACGGGCAGATCGAGAGCAAGAAACTGTGCGTCGGGCATCGCTGCGAGCGATACCTGAGCGAGCAGAACTGCTGCCCTGGCGGTGCGTGGGCGGCACGACGCGACATCTGGCCGCTCTACGATCGGCACATCGTCGGCAGCGGTGACTCGATGATGGTCGAAGGCTGGACGAACCACCAAGTGAAGCGGTGCCTGCGGATCATGAACGAGCCGATGGCACGGCATTTCCGCGAGTGGTCGGAGGTGGCGTACGCGAAGGTGCGTGGCGAGATCGCGTGCCTGCCCGGTGACGCGATGCACCTGCACCACGGCAGCCTCGCCGACCGCCAGTACCACTCCCGGTGGTACCCCGTCGTGAACGGCGGATATGACCCGGCGACCCACGTCGAGGTGGACGAGAATGGGCTGCTCCGCTGGACGGACTCGGCACCTGAGACGCTCGTCGAGTGGGTGCGGGGCTACTTCGCGAGCCGAAACGAGGACGGCTGAGTTGACACGCCCGGCACCATGCGGGCATGGACCTCAACACCAAGCGAATCCTCGTCACTGGCGGTGCCGGGTTTCTCGGCAAGGCAGTCTGCCGCGTTCTGCACAGTCGCGGATGCCGTCACGTGATCGTGCCTCGCAGGGTCGCGTGCGACCTGACCAGCGAGGAGGACACGATCGACCTCTTCGACGACCACCGACCCGAAGTCGTGCTGCACCTCGCGGCCGAAGTCGGCGGCATCGGGGCGAATATGGCGACGCCGGGAAGGTTTACCTACGCGAACCTCGCGATGGGCTTGCACGTCATCGAGCAGTGCCGACGGTTCGAGGTCGAGAAGGTCGTCGTCGTCGGCACGGTGTGCAGCTATCCGCTCGACCCGCCCGTGCCGTTCGTCGAGAAAGACCTCTGGAACGGCTACCCCGAGCCAACGAACGCGGGATACGGCGTGGCGAAGCGTGCGGTGTACGAACTCCTCAAGCAATACCACAAGCAGTATTCCTTGCCGGGCGCTGTAGTGATTCCGACGAACCTGTACGGCCCGCACGACAACTTCGACCCGGTGTCTTCGCATGTGATCCCGGCGATGATCCGGCGATTCTGCCGCACCGATCCGGTGACGCTCTGGGGGACGGGATGTGCGTCGCGAGAGTTCCTCCACGTGGACGACGCTGCCGAGGGCATCGTGCGAGCAGCGGAGAAGGTGACGACGCCCGATCCGATCAACCTGGGTGGCGGCGGCGAGGTGCAGATGAGGAAGTTGGCGGAGATGATCGCGGGCGAGTGCGGCTACATGGGCGTGATTCGCTGGGACTCATCGAAGCCCGACGGTCAGCCGAGGCGTGCGGTGGATGCTACGCGAGCCCGCGAAATCCTCGGGTGGACGCCGAAGGTCAGCCTGGAGAACGGGATCGCCGAGACGGTCTCGTGGTGGAGGGAACAATGCGCGTCGCTCTGATCACCGGCATCACCGGGCAGGATGGCTCCTACCTCGCTGAGCTCCTGCTCGCGAAGGGCTATATCGTCCACGGTATCGTGCGGCGGTCGAGCACGTTCGGCACGCAGCGGATCGAGCACATCTTCAACCGGATCAACCTCCACTACGGCGACGTGACCGACGGCGGTGCGATGGCAAGGCTCGTCGCTGAGATCGAGCCCGACGAACTCTACAACCTCGCGGCACAGAGTCACGTGCGGGTGTCGTTCGACCAGCCCGCGTACACGGCGGAAGCGGTCGGGCTCGGAGCGCTCAACGTCCTCGAAGCAGCCCGCGTCGTGCCTGGGTGCCGTGTCTATCAAGCGTCTTCCTCCGAGATGTACGGGCAGGTCGCCGAGACACCCCAGCGGGAGACGACGCCGTTTCGGCCACGATCACCGTACGGCGTGGCGAAGGTCTACGCTCACTGGATCACGGTGAACTACCGCGAGAGCTACGGGATGCACGCCTCGTGCGGCATCCTGTTCAACCACGAGAGCCCGAGACGGGGCGAGACGTTCGTCACCCGCAAGATCACGCGGGCAGCGGCACGCATCGCCAGCGGCATCCCCGAGACGCTGTACCTGGGCAACCTCGACGCCAGGCGAGACTGGGGACACGCCGCCGACTACGTCGAGGCGATGTGGCTCATGCTCCAAGAGGACGAGCCCGACGACTACGTCATCGCCACGGGCGAGACGCACAGCGTGCGGGAGTTCTGCGAGCGGGCGTTTGCCCATGTTGGGCTGGACTACCGAGACCACGTCGAGATCGACCCGAGGTACTACCGACCGGCCGAGGTGGACCTGCTACAGGGCGACGCGAGTAAGGCACGCAGGCAGTTGGGCTGGGCGCCGAGGGTGACGTTCGATGGTCTCGTGGCAGGCATGATGGACTCCGAACTGCAAGAGTTACGGGGACGCGTGGTAGCGTGAGGCTATGCCGCAGCGCATACCGACGTGCCGCCCTCCTCGGCTACGAACGCCACGCAGGCCCGAGGATCGACCAAACGCGTACCAGCGTGGCTACTGCGACGAGCGGCACCGGGCGTGGCGGCTGGCTGTGCTCCTTCGTGACGCGTGGACGTGTCGCCGTTGCGGGCGAGTGTGCGCGAACAAGAGGGAGGCGCACGCGGATCACGTATCGCCCGTGGTGCACGGGACCGACCGCTGCGAGGATGGACGCAGTCGGTATGACGTGGATGGCGGGCAGTGCTTGTGCGTCGCGTGCCACGCGGCGAAGACGATCAAGGAAAACCGAGGACCGGGGGGGCGGGTCGCGCCTTCCGTGTGAATACGCAATAAACCCCGGTTGCCTCCAGTTTCTGTTTCTGCGGTGGTAACTTCGTGGGGGTAGGTCATGGGACGACGCGGGCCAAAACCTGAACCAACCAAACTTCGGCTGCTGCGGGGCAATCCGAGCAAAAAGCCAGCCTCGCCCGCCGAGCCGCAGCCGCCTACCGACGGCGTCTCGATGCCGCCTCACCTCGGCGAGGTAGCGGCTCGTCGCTGGGGCGAACTTCTGCCGATGCTCCAGGCGACGCGAGTGATGACGCGAGCCGATGTCGAGGCGCTCGCCCGCTACTGCGACACGTGGGAGTGGTGGCTGGCGGTGCGTGCGAAACTCAAGGCAGAGGGCGACACGTACCCGATTCTGAACGACGGCGGTGAGGTCAAGTACATCGCCCAGCGACCCGAGGTCGCGATCGCACACAAGCTCTCGCAGCAGTTACGGCAACTGGAGTCCGACTTCGGACTGTCGCCCGCTGCCCGTGCCTCGCTGAAGGTGGAACCGGATGCCAAGGCCGAAAGCGCCATCGACAAGTTCAGGGCGATCAAGGCTGCCCGCAAGGCGTAAGCCTGAGTTCGTCAAGGGCTACACGTACGACCAAGACGCAGCCGACCTCGTCATCGGCTTCCTAGAGTCGGTGTGTTGTCACACCAAGGACTCGCCAACCGCGAAGGCGGGCGAGCCGATGCGTCTGCTCGACTGGCACAAGCACGACGTGATCGAGCCGCTCTACGGGTGGCGCACTGATGACGGGCTGCGGAGGTATCGGCTCGCCTACCTAGAGGTGCCCAAAAAAAATGGCGTCTTGGCCCCTGCGGCTGGATGCCGTGGGGGCCAAGACGACAAGGCAAATCAACGCTCCTGTCAGCGCTCTCGATCTGGCATCTGCTCATGGAGGGACAGGGCGAGCTCGGGTGCATCGCGGCGAAGGACCGCAACCAAGCGGCGATCATCTTCGACGAGACCGCCGCGATGGTGAAGCGGTCGCCGGAACTGGCGGCGTCGCTTGAGGTCGTCGATTCGCGGAAGACGATCGTCTGCATGGGCACCGGCTCGTCGATGCGTGTGATCTCGCGTGACGCCGGTGCTGCCGAGGGGCCGTCCTACTCGTTCGTCTTCTGCGACGAGCTGCATGCCTGGCCTGACCGGAGGCTATTCGAGGCGCTCCGCTACTCGGGCCGCTCCAGGCGAGAGCCGCTGCTCTGCACGATCACGACGGCCGGTGACCGGCGCGACACGATCTGCTGGGAGCAGCACGAGTATGCCGAGCAGGTGATGGCAGATCCGAACTATGACCCGAGGTTCTACGGGCGGATCTACGGAGCGAAAACGGATGGCAGCGAGGACTACTTCGATCCGGCGACGTGGCGTCGATGCAATCCCGGCATGGGCATCACGATGACCGAGGAGGCGTTCGCGGCGGATGCCCGCGAGGCGAAGAACAAGGCCACAAAATTGAATGGCTGGCTCAGGTATTCCTTGGGAGTTTGGACCGAGTCAACGAATAGGTGGCTGGACCCTGACAAGTGGGCCGCGTGTGCCAGCGGTCCACGCGAGCCCTTCGCCGGTCGGAAGTGCATCATCGGGATGGACCTCTCGAAGACGACAGACCTCTCGGCGATGGTCGCCCTGTACCCGTGCGAGGGCGACGAGTTCGAGGTGGATGCGATGTTCTGGGCTCCACGCGATCTCATCATGGAGCGGGAGAAAACCGACCGTCAGCCGTTCCAGCACTGGGTGAACTCGGGCTACATCACGGCGACCGATGGGAACATCATCGACCACTCGAAGATCCGCGAGTACGTGCTGGAGTACGCGAAAACCCACGAGGTTGAGCACGTCTACATGGACTTGACCGGGGCGGTGCAGCTCGCGGTGGAACTGCAAGGGGCGGGGCTGCGCGTGTCAGGATGGAGCCAAGGTTTTCGCGGGATGTCGTCGCCGACGCGCCGCCTGGAGTCGCTCGTGTTGCAGCAGCGCCTGCGGCATGGCGGCAATCCGGTGCTCTCGTGGATGGCCGCGAACGTGACAGTGGAGACGAACGCCTACGAAGACGTGCGTCCGGTGAAGAAGAAAAGCACGGGCCGCATCGACGGGATCGTGGCTCTCATCTTTGCCCTCGGCGGTTGGGAGTCTGACCAGATCACGAACAAGCCCGGAGCGGAACCCTCCATCCTCTTCCTATGATCGCCCCATCCGACCGCATTCTCTGGCTTCCGACCTCCGAGTACGAGTCTCGCAACTGGGACTACGAGTCGGGCGGCTACGGTGGCAACCGCAATCCGTCGGGCGTGCGAATCGACCCTGAGACGGCGCTCCGCTCGACGGTCGTCCTCGCCTGCGTCCGCGTGCTGTCGTCCAGCGTGGCCGGGCTCCCGCTGCATCTCTACCGGCGGCTGCCCAACGGCGGGAAAGAAATCGCCCGCGAGGTGCCGCTGTATCGCATCCTCCACGAGCGGCCGAACGGATGGCAGACGAGTTACGAGTGGCGAGAGCAGATCATGCTCCACCTGCTCACGCACGGGCAGGCGTTCGTCGAGATCGCCGGTGCCGGTCCTGCGACGCAGTTGATCGTGCTGCACCCGAGCCGGATGCAGGTTGAGCGGATCGAGAACGGGCGACTGCGTTACCGCTACCGCGAGGATCGCGGCACTGAGACGATCTACTCGCAGGACGCGATCATGCACCTGCGGTGGCTGTCTGACGACGGCGTCAACTCTATGGTGCCGGTCGAGCTTGCCCGCGATGCGATCGGGCTGGCCCGCGCGTGCGAGATCCACGGTGCGAGCTACTTCGGCAACGGTGCTCGGCCCGGTGTGGTTCTGTCTACCGATAGCACGATCTCAGCCGAGGCAGCCGAGGCGCTCCGCAATGGATGGGAGCGGATGCACCGTGGCAGCGAGCGAAGCCACCGCACGGCGGTGCTCCAAGGCGGACTGAAGCCGATCGAGCTCGGCGGCGGCAATATGCAGGAGTCGCAGTTTCTGGAGACGCGCCGCTTCGCCGTCGAGGAAATCTGCCGCATCTACGGAGTGCCGCCGCATCTCGTGGGCGATCTGACGCGGTCGTCGTTCTCAAATATCGAGCAGCAGTCGCTCGACTTCGTGACGAACGGTCTCATGCCGTGGCTGCGTCGCATCGAACTTGCGGTCGGTCGCGACCTCATCACAGACGACACGCTCTTTGCCGAGTTCGACACTCGCGGCTCCCTGCGGGCAGACGCTGCCGGTCGTGGCTCCTACTACAACACGCTCTGGAATCTCGGCGTCCTGAGCGTCAACGAAATCCGGGCGCTGGAGAACCTCAACCCCGTCGATGGCGGCGACGTGCGGTTCGTGCAACTCAACATGACCACGCTCGACAAGGCTGCGGCTGATCCCGAGCCGACGCCGGTCGCCGAAGAGATCGTCGTCGAGGAGCCGGTGACCGACGCCGCGTCATCGGCAAACGAGTCCGCACCAGACGCCACGCCCCAGGTCGCCGAAGTCAGCCTCAACGGTGCCCAGATCACCGGGCTCATCGCGATCGTGCAGGCGATCTCCGACGGTCTAGTCACCCGTGAGGGTGCGGCGGCGATGATCGCCGCGTCGTTCCCTTCGATCCCGCCCGCACAGATCGACGCGATCCTCGCAGGGGTGGTCGAGCGTCAACCGGTGCCAGCAGCGGATGCGCAGCCGCAGCAAGTGCCGGTCGTCGAAGACGCCCCCGCGAGGTCGCTCGAAGAGCGAGCCGAGTCCGGCACCGTCGCCGAGGGCGACTACGTCTCATGGGGCTCGTCTGGCGGGCGAGCTCGCGGACGCATCGACTACGTCATGGGCGACGGCACGCTCGATGTGCCTGGGACAGACTTCAAGGTGGACTCGACCGAGGACGACCCGGCGGCGCTGATCACGGTCTACGAAGAGGTGAGCGGCGGCTGGCGGCCGACCGAGACACAGGTCGGGCACAAGGTCTCGACGCTCACGAAGATCGACCCGCTGCCCGAGCCGCCGCCTGCGGAGGAGCCACGGGCGAAGCCACGGAGGCGGAAGCGTGGCGGCTAGGTACGACCACATCGACTTCACGCCCCCGGCTGGCGTGCGGGAAGAGGCTGCGAAGGGTCTCGCATGGCGAAGCGAGTACGGCCGAGGCGGCACGGCAGTCGGCGTTGCCCGAGCGAGAGACCTGTCGAACGGAGTGAACATCAGCCCTGAGACGGCTCGCCGGATGAAGGCGTTCTTCGACCGGCATCAGACGAACGTCGGGACGACGGGATGGAGCCCAGGCGAGGACGGTTTCCCCTCGCCGTCCCGCATCGCTTGGGCTCTTTGGGGCTCGGACCCCGGCTGGGCATGGAGTCGGAAACTGGTGGAGCAGATGAACGCAGCGGACGAGAACGACAGGAGCCACACGATGAACATCGAGCGACGCAGTCTGGCGATTGACGAGGTCGAGTCGGCGGTCCCGCTGCTCGCGGTCGAGAGCCGCAGCGAGGACGGGGCCGAGCGTGAGTACATCGTCGGCTACGCAGCGAAGTTCGGCGTGTTGAGTCTCGACCTGGGCGACTTCGTCGAGCGGATCGACCCTGGTGCGTTCGGCATCGTCGCCGAGCGTCGCGGGCGTCGGAAGCCGCTGGAGACGCGGGCGCTCTGGAATCACGACGCGAACTACCCGCTCGCCCGCTATCCCGGCACGCTGTCGCTCAAGGTCGATGAGGTCGGGCTGCGGTACGAGTTCCCCGTCCCCGACACGTCCTACGGTCGCGACATCGCGGCGAACATCCGGGCCGGGATCGTGCGTGGCTCGTCGTTCTCGTTCACCGTGCCAAGCGGCGGCGACTCATGGGCGGTCGAGGAAGGGCGCAGCGTCAGGACGATTCAGCGCATCGACTCGTTGCTGGATGTTTCCCCAACGACTTTTCCCGCGTATCCCGACACAGACGTGAAGGTTGCCCAGCGGTCCTATGATGCGTTCCGCCGTCAGCGTGACGCCGAGACTCATCGTCGCATGGCTGCGGCGGCCCGTGCCCGAGAACTTCGCGAGTACCTGACCCAGCATGGCCGCTAAGTCCGGCGACACGTGCGAGCGGTGCAAAGCCGCTCGCCTCAACGTCGCGTCGAGTCAGGCGAGAGGCGAGTACCAGACTCGCTACCTGCGCTGCCCCCGCTGCGGGCACACAGACAAGCACGTCGTGCATTCTGAGCACGTGCGTCGTCGGGCTTTTACTGGTTAGTAAAAGACCCTCGCGTCGAACTGCAAGGGTGCCGGTCTGGCTCCGTAGGTTCGTGGATAGGTGGCGTGCTCGCCACCGCATCCCGACCAAGGAGTCACGCTCGTGGACAAGATCAAGGCACTGCTCGACGAACTCGCCGCTGTCGTCGCCGAGATGGAAGCGATGAGCGAGACCCCGGCCGAGGACGGCGCTGAGCCGATGACCGAGGAGCAGGAGGCTTCGCTCCGCTCGCTCGAAGCCCGTGCCGACAAGCTCCGCGAGCAGATCGAGTTCCTGCAGCGCGTGCAGGCGAAGGAGCTCGAACTGCGTGCTGTTCTGGAGCGTGGTGCCCCTGCCAAGGCGGTCGAGAAGGCTGCCGTCACCGAGGAGAGCCCCGTGGAGAAGCGTACCGTCCCCGCGATCCCCGTGTCGCACGGCCCGCTCAAGGCGTTCCGTAGCGCTGAGTCCGCGTACCGCGCTGGCATGCACATCAAGGGATTCATCTTCGGCGATGCCGAGGCCCGTCGGTGGTGCAATGACCACAACGTCGAGAGCCGCGCCCAGGCGGGCGGCGTCAACTCGCTCGGCGGTGTCCTGACCAGCCCCGAGATGTCCACCGAGGTGATCCGGCTCGTCGAGGAGTACGGCGCGTATCCGCAGTACGCCAAGCGGGTCACGATGAACTCCGACGTGCTGAACTACGCCCGTCGCACCAGCGGCCTCGCTGCCCGCGCCGTTGGCGAGAACGCCGAGATCACGCAGAGCGATGTCGGGTTCGACAACGTCGAGCTCACCGCGAAGGTGTACGGCGTCCTCAACAGGGTTCCTAACTCCCTGCTCGAAGACTCCGTGATTGACCTCGCAGACGCAATGGCCGTCGAAACGGCACAGGCTTTCGCGGAAGTCTTCGACGAAGCCGGGTTCATCGGGGCCGGTGAGGACAAGTACCATAAGACCGAGGGCGTCTGCACGAAGATCCTCAAGGCCGACCACTCCGCGAGCGTGATCGCTGGCGAGACGACCTTCGGTGCCCTGACCCTCGGGTCTTTCACTGCGGCGGTCGCGAAGCTGCCTCTCTACGCCCGCCGGAACGCTGCGTGGTACATCTCGCCCGCTGGCTGGGGCACCGCGATGCTTCGGCTCGCGATGCTGCCGGGCGGCTCGGCTGGCCCCGGCGGCAACATGGCCGACAACGTGGCGGCCGGGTTCGGCGAGCGGTTCTTGGGCTACCCGGTGCGTCTGGTTCACAGCATGGAGTCGGCCCTCACCGGCACTACCGGAAAGGTCGCGGCTCTGTTCGGTGACCTGTCGCAGGCGGCGTTCTTCGGTGAGCGGCGTGTCATCACCGTCCGCACGCTCAGCGAGAGGTACGCCGAGTACGACCAGACCGCCACGTGGGCGACGACTCGCAATGCGATCGCGGTGGCGAACGTCGGCTCGACGACCAAGGCCGGGCCGATCGTGGCGATCAAGTTCGGTGCGTGATCCGACGACTGACTCTCAACCCTCCGAGGAGATTTGACCAGTGAACCATCTCGAAGCCACGAAGTCCGTCGTCGGCCACACGCAGGATCTGACGGCGGCGCAGACCCACACCATGACGATCGACACGCTCGGCTACGAGTACGTGTCGCTCGATGTGTGCCAGGAAGCCTGGGGCAATGCGGGCTATACCTCGCAGGCCGCGTTCACGGTGCTGAAACTCGCCGATTCCGAGGACAACTCGTCCTACTCCGACGTGACGGCGTTCGTCGGTGGCGGCAGCGGCGGCTTCACGATCCCGACGCCGACCAGCACGTCGGCCGATCTGGTCGTGCGGATGGACGTGGATCTGCGAGGCAAAAGCCGCTACCTCCGCGTCACCGCCACGCCCTACACGACCGGCAACGTCTACACCGTCGCCCGGCTCGGCAAGGGTGTCGATGGCCCGGTCAGCGCTTCCGCGAAGGGCGTCAACGCCACGGTCAGCGGCTGATCCGGCTTGACACGACCGACACAGTGAGCGGCGGGTGGCGACGAGCCGCCCGCCGTTTCGCTTTGGAGGCTCTAGCGTGATCGTTCAAGTCGGCGATACGTCGGTCGAGGTGCGTGCCGAGGCGGTGCTGTCGGCTCCGAGGTTCGGGCCGCTCACGAATGTTTTCGCGTTCATCGAGAGCCTCATGCCGCTGCATATCCGCCCGACGCTCGGGCAGGGAGCATTCTGGGCGCAGGTGCTGACCCGGATGCTCGAAGAGTTCGCCCCGACGACCGAGTACATCATCACGCTCGACTACGACACGTTCGTGACCCGCTCTGACATTGAGCGCCTCTTCGCCCTCGCGATGACCTGCCAGTGCGACGCTCTCGCCCCGATCCAAGCGAAACGCGAGGACGGTCGGCCGATGCTCACGCTCCTCGACACGATGGACGACCCGCCCGCCGACGGCAAAACGGAACTACCGATGTCGTGGTTCGCCGAGCCCGTCCAGCAGGTCGATACGGCGCACTTCGGATGCACGATCATCTCCACCAGGGCGCTCAGGCGAACGCTCAAGCCGTGGTTCCACTCAAAGCCCGACGCCGATGGCGGCTGGGGCGACGGGCGGATCGATGATGATCTGTGGTTCTGGCGGCAGTTCAAGGCGTCAGGCAACCGCCTATTCATCACGCCGCGCGTAGTGATCGGTCACGGCGAGTACGTCATCTCGTGGCCGAGTAAGGACTTCTCGGGTCCGGTGTTCCAGCACACGACCGCGTGGCAGCGAACAAAGAAGCCGCCCGAAACTGCATGGAGGGTGGGTGAATGACGACAATCAGAGTGCGGATGCTGCGAGCCTACGGATCGTACAGGGCGAACGAGCTCGTCGAGGTAGACGAGTCCTTCGCCGCGAGGCTCTTCGCGTGGGGCTACGCCAAGCGAGAGACACAGCAGTCGCTGATTGAGACGGCAGCGGTGGAGCCCGTCGCGGAGCGAGCAGACGTGACGCCACGACGCAGGGGGCGACGGCATGAATGACGGCAAGCGATACCGATCACTGAAGGTCGCCACGCAGCCGGTGGTCGAGCCGGTGAGCGTCGCCGACGCCAAGGCTCACATCCGGGTCGATCACAACACCGACGACGCCTACATCGCTGCGCTCATCTCGGCGGCTCGCGAGTATTGCGAGACGTACATGGACGAGACGCTCGTGGACACGCAGTACGTCATGCGGCTCGATGCGTTCCCTGCGGTCATCGAGTTGCCCCGCCCGCCGATGAGCCAGACCACCGGACGCACGGCGGTGTCGATCGTCTACACCGCGAGCGAGGCGGGCAACACGGCGACGCTCTCGACGACCGAATACCGCGTCGATCGGGACGCGAAGCCGGGCACGCTGCGAACGCTCTACGCCGGATCGTGGCCGAGCCACCTGCTCGACTACGGCAGCGTCACGGTCACGTGGTGGGGCGGTCGCGGTGACGATGGCAGCAAGGTTTCGCCGAGGGTGAAAGCCGCGATCCTCATGCTCGTCGGGCAGTGGTACGAGCGCCGCATGGCGGCCGACGCCGTGTCGCTCTCCGAGATGCCGTTCGGCGTGAAGGCGCTCCTCGACTCCGTGAAGTGGGGATCGTACACGTGATCGACCCTGGCAAACTCCGCGAGCGGGTGACGGTGCAGATCGCCACCGGTGCGACGAACGCCATCGGCGAGACGGTGCTGACGTGGAGCGACTCGACGGCTGTGTGGGCTAGCGTCGAGGGCGTGTCGGCCCGCGAGGCACTGTCGGCGAATCAGCAGGAGGTGACCGTCACGCACCGCGTGCGGACCCGATACATCCCTGGACTCACGCAGCAGATGCGATTCGCGTGGCGTGGCAGGACGCTCGATATCGTGTCGCTCCTTGAACACAACAACCGCAGCGAGCACGAGTGCATCTGCGAGGAGCGGACGTAATGGCAGACACTCGCGTCAAGGTCGAGTTCGACTCTCAGGAGCTCGCCGTGTTGCGTGCAGCGTTTCGGCGGCTGCCTGCCAACATTTCGGCACGCTATCTCGGTGCCGCCCTTCGTGCTGCGTCAAAGCCTGCGCTCAAGCAGCTTCGCCTGCTGACTCCGAAGGGACCGACCGGAAATCTCAGGAAAAGCATCGCGACAAAGGTGAAGCGGTACAAGAGCGGAAACGCCGTGGCACTAGTTGGATATCAAGCGGCAGTGGGCGGTGGGCCTAAAACGC